GTTATCAAACTTGACCGTGTAGCTGATGCGGCAGCCGGTGATCGCCTTATCCTCAACCTTCCCTCCGGAGCGTCACAGAGCAGGACCATTCAGGCGGTTAACGGGGAATCGGTCACAGTAACCACCGCGTACAGTGAGACGCCTCAGGCCGAAGCTGTCTGGGTGGTTGAGTCAAACGAACTCTACGCGCAGCAGTATCGTGTTGTGAGCGTCGCTGATAACGATGATGGCACTTTCACCATTACCGGTGCATGGCACGATCCGGATAAATATGCCCGAATCGATACCGGAGCCATCATTGACCAGCGGCCGGTGAGCGTGATCCCGCCTGGCAACCAGTCGCCGCCTGCGAACATCGTGATCAGCTCGTTTTCTGTGGTGCAGCAAAATATCAGCGTCGAAACGATGCGCGTGAGCTGGGACCAGGCGCAGAACGCTATCGCCTATGAAGCGCAATGGCGCCGCAACGACGGAAACTGGGTGAACGTGCCGCGCAGTTCCACCACGTCATTCGACGTTCCTGGGATTTATGCCGGGCGCTATCTGGTACGTGTACGCGCCATCAATGCCGCAGAAATTTCTTCCGGATGGGGATATTCGGAAGAGAAAACGCTGACGGGTAAAGTGGGCAATCCGCCGAAACCGGTTGGCTTCATCGCTTCCGATAATGTGGTATTCGGTATCGAGCTGAGCTGGGGATTCCCGGCGAACACCGACGACACGCTGAAGACGGAAATTCAGTACAGTCTGACCGGGACGGAAGACGATGCGATGCTGCTGGCAGACGTACCCTATCCGCAGCGCAAGTATCAGCAGATGGGCCTTAAGGCAGGGCAAATTTTCTGGTACCGCGCGCAGCTGGTGGACCGCAGCGGAAACGAGTCAGGGTATACAGACTTTGTGCGCGGGCAGGCCAGCATTGATGTATCCGATATCACCGATGCGATCCTGGAGGAGATTAAAGATTCCGAGGTGTTTAAGGATCTGATTGAAAGTGCTGTAGACAGTAGCGAGAAACTGGCCGAGCTTTCTGATGCAATTAAGGAGAACGCCGATGGGCTGGCTGCCGCCGTAGGTTCGAATAAGCAGACAGCAGAAGCAATCATCGGCAACGCGCTTGCTATTGCTGATGTTGTCGTGCGGCAGACAGCCCAGCAGGGCGCTAACTCTGCGACCTTCGAACAACTCCGGGAGGTGATCGCCACTGAGACGGAGGCTCGCGTCACGGATGTTACTCGTCTTGAGGCAAAAACTGAGCAGAACGAGGCGGGAATTACCGAGGTAAGGCAGGCTCTGTCAGATGAAACGCAGGCGAGGGCGACAGCTGTCGACCAGCTTATTGCGAGTACTCAGGTCATTTCTGATAAAGCTGATTCGGCTTCGAGTAAAGCTGACGCTGCATCAGGTAAGGCAGATGCGGCCGAGCAAGCCAGCTCACAAAACACTGCTGATATCACCACGTTGCGACAGGTTGTCACCGACACGACTTCATCAATGGCATCCCGCCTGGAGGAGCTGGGAGCAAGAACCGATACTGCCAGCGGCGGCATCCAGAATAACGCTATCGCGCTAATAACGAGTACGCTGGCGCAGGTTGATCAGCAGGTGAGACTGAGCGCGCAGTACGGTGACAGCATGGCCGGCATCGATCGTATTGATAACGTCATGGCAAGCGACAGGGAGGCAACAGCACGTTCGCTGCTGAGCTTGCAGGCTGATGTGAACGGCAACAAGGCAGCAATCAACAGCCTGAACCAGACGTTTTCCAATTATCAGCAGGCCACGGCCACGCAGATAAACGGCATTACGGCGACCATCAACGGGCACACTTCAGCGATCACCACCAACGCGCAGGCCATTGCGAACGTCAACGGCGACCTGAAGGCGATGTACAGCATCAAGGTTGCCGTGGATGCGAACGGAAAACAGTATGCTGCTGGTATGGGGATAGGTGTTGAGAATACTCCATCTGGCATGCAATCACAGGTGCTGTTTGTGGCTGACCGTTTCGCGGTAATGGCGCAGGCTGGTGGGGCGGTATCGTTGCCGTTCGTTATCCAGAACGGACAGACCTTCATCCGGGATACGTTCATCCAGGACGGTACCATCAGCAATGCCAAAATAGGTAACTACATTCAGTCAAATAACTACGTTGCTGGTTCCGTCGGATGGAAACTGGATAAGTCAGGAACGTTTGAGAACTACGGCTCCATAGCTGGAGAGGGGGCAATGAAACAAACCAATCAGACAATTAGTGTCCGGGACTCCAACAATGGGTTGAGGGTGCAGATCGGGAGAATCACGGGAACATGGTAACGGGAGGCCTCTTACGGGGCCTCTTTTTTTCAGGAGAACTGGATGGCGGAATATGGTGTTCAGACATGGGACGCATCAGGCAAGGTAAACAACTATGGCGTTAAGCCTGTCAGCGTTTGTGGCTATCTCCAGCTGGCCCAGAACCAGAAAACAGGCTCTTACACCGTAGCGCTTCCACCGGGTTGCAGGCTGACCTATTTTCAGAGCATGAACGGCGATCAGTTTGGTACGAGTCGGAGGAAGATCACCATTTCGGGGGGAACCGCAACAGTGTCAGCAGTAGGCGATACCGACTACTCAGCAGGGACTGAGCCTGCGGCAGCGGCTTATCTCATTTTCCAGATCGAGAGGGCATAAATGGCGGAGTATGGCGTTTTACTGACGACGACCAGCGGGGAAGTATGGGTGACCGCGAACAGCTCGCCAATCGCTCTACAGGCGCGAAAGACAGCGGCACTTCAGGGAACATCGGGGTTTAATACCAAAGTGACGCACACATTCCCCGCAGGTCAGCCTGTTGTCGCCTTCGTTCATTGCACGGTAGAGGTCGAAATCACTCAAACGATAAGCGGGAACACCATCACGATTGATTTTCTCAGACCGAATGCAACCGGCACAGCGTACGTTTATTTTTTCTCTATTTTCCCGCAGACAAAGCCAGACTACGGGCTGGCTGTGTGGGATGCATCAGGGACGCTGATTTTAACAAACGAAACGCGCACGCTGAGCGATGTTGTCACCCTCGGTACCGCCGGGGTGGATGCCAGCTCAGGATACAACATCAATACAACTCTGGCGGGGAAGTGGGCCTGTATGCCTGCCATGCTGGGGCTAATTACCGGGGTTATATCGGCTGGCGGTCAGCCGCAGCCATACTCGGCCATATACAAGAGCATGGCAAAACTTGAGGGAAGCAATACGCGGATATTCGCCAGGCCGCAGACAACCCCCGGCGGCAACCTTCAGAACGTTACGTATTCGAATCTGAGGAACGTGATTATGGCCATTAACTGCGCCAACTATGATTGATCGTTTTGAGCGATCAATTTCGAATAATTGATCTACCAAATCAATTATATCCCGTTGATTCATATTGTTATTGTGTAGCTTCATGAATGCCCTGGGATATAACCACTATGAAAAATATGATTCTTTGCCTGGCGGTAGCGGTATTGCTCTCCGGTTGCGCTGGCGTTATTGAGAAGCAGCAACCCGTATGCACCGGAACAGCCCTGGTTGGCGGACAGGAAAGCAGCGTCCAGATCTACGGAGTCCGTAAACAAAACAATCAGACGCAGTACCGCGCCGGTTATCCCTTTAACTGGTCATGGGTGAGCGCCAACACGTTCACCAGCACCACCTGCCACTAACCCATTCAGTTTTGAACAAACCTCGCTCCGGCGGGGTTTTTTATTGCCTGGAGAAAACATGATTTATACCACTGGCACTATCGCCATCAGCGGAAACACCCTTACAGGTACCGGCACAAACTTCACTGCTGCTGGTTCTCTTATTCGTAACGGCTGTACCGTTATTGCAATGACCAGCCCAGCGCAGGTTTTCCAGATCACCGCGATTGGAAGCGCAACCTCTCTCACCGTTACGCCAGCTGCTAACCCTGCAATCCCTGCTGGAACAAAATATGCCATTCTTCTGAGCGACAGCCTGAGCGTCGACGGTCTGGCGCAGGACATCGCTGAAACCTTCACTATGTATCAGCGTTACATGAGCGGTTTCGCTGATGTGATGAACGGTACTACAGACGTCACTATCACGATTAACGGTGTGGCCGTCACAGTACCAGGCCAGAAATCACTGGCGAAGAAAGGGGCTAACAGCGATATAACCAGCCTAAGTGGCCTGACTACCGCACTCAGTATCAGCCAGGGCGGAACAGGTGCAAAGAATGCTGCTGACGCTCGCACAAACCTCGGTTTGGGAAGTGCCGCAACAGCCGCACTAACCACATCATCAACTGATATGACTCTAGGTCGGGTTCTGAAAGTTGGTGACTTTGGATTAGGCAGAACAAATCTGAATGCGTCTGACGCCACTTTAAATGCAAATGACGTAACTTTCTCGTGTTTTAGTTCTGGCCCTGGTGTCAGCGGTTCTAATTATTATGACCCCTATTCCACCATGATAACTGGCGTACGTGCGGGGGGAGGTGATGGCACAGGTTATGTATCGCAAATACAGCTAACACTTGATAATCGAATGGCATCACGTCGAAGATATTTTAATAGCTGGTCAACGTGGGCCGTCTATTATTCCTCGGCGAACACCACTACGGCATCAGATGGCACGCTTAAGGCTGCTTCGCCGGTGGCCAGAATCGTGAAATCTCAGAACGAGAACCAGCGTA